GAATATGACCCATACAGCAGACTTTAATTTTATTCGTGTAGCACATGGTCTAGATGTAGAACCATTGCTCAAATTGTTAGACGATAAACCAGAATTATGGACAGAAATAACAGCAAGGCAAAGTACGACTAACTCACCACATAAAGATACCGAGTGTATATACGTTAGAGGGCCATTAAAAATGAGTTTGTACTACGTCATGCACGATTTAGGATCATATGACTACCCATGTATGGAATATTTAAAAGATGCACTTGTACCATTAATGCGTCCAATATTAGAAAAGTTAGAGGTTAAAGAGATGGGTCGGGTACTTATTGTAAATCTCAAACCTAGTGGCCATGTAACCAAACATAATGACCAAGGATTGTATGCAGATCATTACAGCAGGTTTCATATTGTACTTAAATCTAACCAGTGGTGTAGCCAAACTTGCGGAGATCAGAAGCAAAAGTTTGAGGTAGGTGACGTTTGGTGGTTTAACCATAAAAAACTACACACTGCGGACAATGTTGGCACTACAGACAGAGTGCATATAATATTTGATTGTGTAACTAAATATCCTTTATGACTAGTGTGACCGTAACTAACAAAACTAAAGCTACTGTAAACGAAAGTAGAGTACCAAAAACAGAGATTAGACTCTGCACCTACGATGAATTTAAAGTTTTAGGAGATCCATTGTTTGAAGAGCATTACGAAGAGATTGCTCGCAACAAACAAGTGATGAAACTAAAGCCAAATTACCAATTGTATGAAGCATTAAATTCAACAGGTTGGTTATTCATTTATGTAGCAATGCAAGATAATGTTTGTATTGGTTATTCTATGAACATAATGATGCATCACCTGCATTATGCTGACCTAAGAATTGCTCAGAATGACATTTTGTTTGTCAAAAAAGAGTTCAGAGGTGGACGATTAGGTTTACGTTTGTTGAAAGCAACAGAAGATCACGCTAGATCTGAAGGCTGTAAACTTATGTTATGGCACGCTAAAGAAAACACCGCTTTGGCAAAGTTGCTACCAAAATTAAAATATGGTGTACAGGAAATTATGTATTCTAAGGAGATTTAAAAATGGTAGTTACAGCCGTTGTAGCCACAGTTGCCAGTACCGCAGTTCAGTATGTGCAAGGTAAACAGCAACAAAAAGCACAAGAAAAACAATTAGCACAACAAAAAGCTGCTAACCAAAAAGCTGCGCAACAAGCACAAAAAACGCAAGAAGCTAACGAAATTGCGCAAAACAAAGCCAATAGAAAAGCAGCAGACGTTAGTGGTATTAATGCAGGTATAGAAGCAAGACAAGGTGAAGGTGGCGGTGGCACATTGCTTACTGGTCAAGGTGGTGTAGCAGGTGAAGATTTAAATCTAGGTGGCAACACATTATTAGGCGGTTAATCAATGAAAACCAAGAGACAACAACTGTTGACGAGGTGGGGTCATCTCAGATCAGAGAGGGCTACTTGGTGGTCGCATTGGCAAGAAGTAACTACATATTTATTACCAAGGAACGGACGTTATTTTGAGCAAGATAGAAACAAAGGACATAGAAGACATAACTCAATATATGACAATACTGGTACAAGAGCGTTAAGAACACTAGGTGCTGGCATGATGGCAGGTGCAACATCCCCTGCTAGACCTTGGTTTCGGCTAGGAACTACAGATCCAGACCTAAATAAGTACCCACCAGTACAGTTATGGCTGGCAGATGTAACAGAACGTATGCAATTAGTGTTTACTAAGTCCAATACATACCGAACATTACATGGAATATACGAAGAACTTGGAGCATTTGGTACGGCTGGCTCTATTGTCCTCCCCGATAGCAAAAACGCTATACATCATTACCCTGTAACTATTGGAGAATACGCAATAGCCACGGATTATCAGGGCAGAGTTAACACTTTGTACAGAGAATTTCAAAAAACAGTAGGAGAAGTGGTAAGAGAGTTTGGATATAACAAATGTTCAACGTCTGTTAAAAACTTGTACGACAGAGGTTCATTAGATCAGTGGATTACTATCATTCATGCGATAGAACCAAGAGATGATAGAGAGCGTGATTATAAAAAGAAAGACAATATGAACATGAAATACAAGTCTTGTTACTTTGAGCAAGGTGGTGATGGCGAACAAGTGCTAAGAGAGAGTGGATTTAGAGATTTCCCTGCCATTATTCCTAGATGGGGCATAGCAGGTGGCGATATTTATGGCAATTCACCTGGTATGGAAGCATTAGGTGACGTAAAACAGCTACAACATGAGCAATTACGCAAGGCACAAGGCATTGATTACCAAACAAAGCCACCATTACAAGTACCTAGCTACATGAAAAACAGAGATGTAGACAGTTTACCTGGTGGTGTTACGTTTATTGATGGACAACAAGGCAAGATTGAGACAGCATTTAACGTAAATTTAAATTTAAACCATTTATTACAGGATATACAAGATGTTCGTGGTCGTATAAATAGTAGTTTTTATGCTGATTTGTTTCTTATGTTGGCTAATGCAACTGATACAAGGATGACAGCGACAGAAGTAGCAGAACGTCATGAAGAAAAATTGCTTATGTTAGGGCCAGTACTAGAAAGATTGCATAACGAGTTATTAGATCCATTGATTGATAATACATTTAACAGGATGGTAGAAGCTGGCTTAGTACCACCAGCACCAGAAGAATTACAAGGCACTGAATTAAACGTAGAATTTGTATCTATGTTGGCACAAGCACAACGTGCAATTGGTACAAACAGCGTAGATAGATATACAAATACAATGGGCATGATTGCACAAATGAAACCAGATGTACTTGATAAGTTTGATTCTGACAAATGGGCTAATGCGTATGCAGAAATGTTAGGCGTTGATCCAGAATTAATTGTGCCTGATAAGCAGGTAGCAAGAATACGTCAGGAAAGAGCGCAAGCACAGCAGCAAATGGCACAAAGAGAAGCGCAACAACAAGCTGTAGAAAACATGACTAAGTTAAATAACTCTAAAACTGGTGAACCATCTATGATGGATGTAGTAGGTCAGTTTAGTGGCTACAATTCACCAACACCATTGGAGGTATAAATGGATTTAATTGATTTAAAGAAAGACCCACAACCTGTTGACAGCAAAGAGATGTACGAAGAACCGATGTATAGCTACGGTTTGTGTATATCGTTAGGTAGAGAAGAGTTAGAAAAGTTAGGTATAGAAAAATTACCAGAAGCTGGTAGCGAAATGATGATTAAAGCTATAGCTTATGTAAAAACTGTTAGAGAAAGTAAAGAAAAAGATGGTGTTGAACAGAATGTAGAGCTACAAATATGCGCAATGGGTATAGAACCTTTTGATAAAAGTGGTGATCAGGCAGAAGGTTTGTATGGTGAGAAGGCAGCGACAGCACCACCCAAGGCAGAACCTGCTACTAAAACAGCTACATACTTAGCATAGGAGGTCATTATGGGTAAAGACATAAAAACACCAGACAATATTAAATTTGGTGATATGTCAGCTACAGCACGCATGAATTATTTGCGTATGTTAGACAAAAAAAGACAAGAAGATGAAGAAAAAAAATTAAAAAAACTGTATAACAAATCAAAAATGGGAGGTAAATAATGTTTGGCAAAAAAAAGGACACTAATAAAGAAGGTGTTATAACAACAATACAAAGACGTAACATACAACTTATAAAAACAAAAATGGATGCAGGTATGGCTACAGAAAAAGATAAAAAAGAATTAGAAAAACTACAAAAACTTTACCCATCAATGTTTTAATTATGAGTTTATACGAAAACATACACAAGAAACGCAAAAGAATCAAAGAAGGTAGTGGTGAACGTATGCGTAAAAAAGGTGAAAAAGGTGCGCCAACTGATAAAAATTTTAAAAATGCAGCTAAAACTGCAAAGAAAATGTATCCTAATCAAAATTAGGTGTGACCGTAAACTAGTTATAACTCGATATATTAGAGCATGAGCGAATATAATCCCCTCGATCTTAAAGGTCAACAAAAATCTAAAGACAATAAAAAGTCTGTAGACAGAATTGACCGACAGAACGAGGAATCGGATATAAAATGGCTCATGAGCAGCAAGAGGGGTCGCAGATTTATCTGGAGACTTCTGGAAATGGCAGGTGTATTCCGATCATCGTTTAACACTAACGCAATGGCAATGTCATTTAGCGAAGGTAACAGGAACTATGGTTTGCAACTTCTAAACCAAATCCACACTCTCTGCCCCGAACTATATCCGACAATGATCAAGGAGCAAAAAAATGTCAGAGATGCTGATGACGGAAGCCAACCAATCAAATGAAGGTGATACGCAGCAGCCAGTAGATACTGCTACTAGTGAGCAAACTACTGACACACAGCAGCAAACTGAAGGTGTACAGGAACAACAAGTTTCGGATGAAACCTCTGTTGTAAGTGAAACAAGCGAACAGGAAGCCAAACAAGGCGCACCTGAAAATTACGAGTTTAATTCTAAGGTGGCTGACGCACCGCAAGAACTCGACTCTGAAGTATTAACTGCATTCGGAGATGTCGCTAAAGAACTTGACCTGCCACAAGAAGATGCGCAAAAAGTATTAAACAAAGTTGCCCCTGTAATACAGGAAAGGCAAGCCAAAATGCTAGAGCAAGTTAGAGCAGATTGGGCAAACGAATCACAATCAGATGAAGAATTTGGTGGTGAAGCGTTAACCGAAAATCTTAATGTTGCTAAACAAGCTTTAGATGCTTTTGGTACTGATGCTTTTAAATCGCTGCTACAAGAAACAGGCTTTGGAAATCATCCTGAGATAATCAGGTTTATGTACAGAGCAGGTAAGGCAATCAGTGAAGACAGTTATGTTGGTAATTCTCAAGGTGCAAATCCTCGTGGATCTAACATTCCAAAAGATTTTAACGGCATAGCCAACGCACTGTATTCTAATCAGCAAAATTAAGTAAGGAGTTATTAAATGGCTACTCTCTCAACCTCAAATTTAACACTAGCGGATTGGGCAAAAAGATCTGACCCAGACGGTAGAGTTCCAATCGTTGCAGAACTATTATCACAAAGCAACGAAATACTAGACGATTGCGTTTTTAAAGAAGGTAACTTACCTACTGGAGAACGTGTAGTTATTAGAACTGGTTTACCCGGTGTTTACTGGAGAGCATTAAACCAAGGTATTCCATCAAGTAAGTCAACAACAGCACAGATTGACGAAGCTTGCGGAATCCTAGAAGCTCGTTCTGAAGTCGACAAAGACTTAGCAATGTTAAATGGTAACACTGCACAGTTCCGTCTATCTGAAGACACTGCGTTCTTGGAAGCAATGAACCAGACACAAGCAGAAACAATGTTCTACGGTAATCCTGGAACAGATCCTAAGAAATTTTTAGGTTTAGCACCAAGATATGGTGATTTATCTGCTGACAATGCTGTCAACATTCTTGACGCAGGTGGATCAGGTTCTGATAACGCTTCTGTATATCTAGTTGTTTGGGGTGACAATACTGTTTATTGTCCTTTTCCTAAAGGATCTAAAGCAGGTTTAACACACGAAGATCTAGGCGAACAAACTGTTTACAACAGTGACGGTACAAGATTACAAGCTTTTGCTACTCGTTACCAATGGAAAAACGGTTTGGTTGTTAAAGATTGGAGATATGTTGTTCGTATTTGCAACGTTGACATTTCTGACCTACTTGGCAGTGCTAACACACAAACTGCTGCTGCATCAACAAACTTAATAAAGTTAATGGCTAGAGCATTGTACAGAATACCAAACATGGCAATGGGTAGAGCAGCTTTCTATATGAACAGAACAGTTCATTCTGGCATGAGTATTGCAGCACTTGATAAATCACAAAACGTATTATCAATACAAGAAGGTTTATCACAGTTTGGATCAGCACAAAGCTACTTATCATTCCTTGGAGTACCTCTAAGAAGAGTCGATGCGTTAATCAACTCTGAAGCTCGTGTAACTTAATAGTTACTCAGTTTATAATTTTATTTTTTTGGAGATTATCACAAAATGATTACTGACAAACTGCTCCGTGTGAGCGAAGATCAAGCAGTTACTTCAACAGCATACTCAACTAACACTATTGATTTAGGAACAGCTAGAGATGTTGGTGAAGGTACAGCTTTGTACATGAATTTTGCTTTAACAGAAGCATTTGCTAACGGTACAAGCATTACTTTTGAAGTTGTTATTAGTGCTAACGCTAACTTGTCTAGTCACGATGTTATTGGTAGCAGTACAACTTTAGCTACAGCAGCACTTACATTAGGTAAGAACATTGTTGTACGTTTAAATCCAGACATTGCTGGCAAAGGTAAAAGATACCTTGGTGCAAGATATGTTGTAGTTGGTACTATGAACGCTGGTAAAATTACTGCTGACGTAGTAGAAACAATCGGTGATGGTCAAAAGTACTATGCTTCTGGCTTTACCGTAGCTTAATAAGGAGAATTTATGCCTATTTACAAAGCTAAAGTTAAATGTTTTGTTGGCCAATCTATGCGAGAAGCCGATGAAGAATTTGAATATAATGGAGAGTTCAATAGTAATATTGAATTGGTTGGTGGAACTAAACCTGATATACCTGTGGCGTCAAACACAACCGTACCGTCAGAAGATGTTCAGCCAACTACTCAATCCATTGATTATGTATCAATGACTAAAGCAGAACTTGAAGTTTATGGTCGTACTATTGGTATTGAACTAGATAGAAGACAAACTAAAGAAACTCTGATTAGTCAACTTGAAGCAGCAAGTAAGTAGGCATTATTTTCTTACTTTTTTACTTGGGGGCTAGTAGTAATACTGCTAACCTCCTCTTTTTTTAGGAGATGACATGGCAACTGAAGTAGATATTTGCAACCTTGCCCTTGCACATTTGGGTGATGATGCAACAATAGCTTCGCTTAATCCTCCAGAAGGATCAGCGCAAGCAGAAAAGGCTGCACGGTTTTATCCAATTGCAAGAAACACTTTGCTATCAATGCATACATGGAATTTTGCAGCAAAGCGTGGCAACCTTGCATTAACAACAAATAGTCTTGACCAATGGGATTATGCATATATAGCACCGTCTGACATGATGTCTCCTGTTGCAATAATATCTCCATCAGCACAAAACGATTACGCTACAAGAATGTCTGCTGGTGATACTCCTGGAGGAATAACTAGTAATTATGCGCCAACAATTGTAGCTGGACAATATTCACCACAACAATTTGCAATAGAAGGAGATTTAATATATACCAATCAAGAAAATGCAATGCTTAGATATCAAAGCAAAATTACAGATACAACTATATTTAGTGATTTATTTGTTATTACATTGTCTTGGCATTTAGCATCAATGCTTGCAGGGCCAATAATAAAAGGTGATCAAGGTATGGCAGAATCGAAACGATGTACACAAATGATGATGGGATATTTATCAAGTGCAAAACAATCAGACAACTTACATAGAGATATAACGGTAGAACATATAGTACCTTGGACATCTGGGAGGTAATTAATGCCAGTTACACGCACGTTTTCTAGATCTTTTTCTGGAGGTGAAATATCACCAGAAATGTTTGGTCGTATAGATGATGCCAAGTTTCAACAAGGTGCAGCTACAATGCGTAATTTTGTAGCAAAACCACAAGGGCCAGCAGAAAACAGACCGGGATTTTCGTTTGTAAGAGAAGTAAAAAACAGTAATCAGGCTGTACGATTATTATCTTTTACTTTTTCTACAGTGCAAACAATGATAATAGAAATGGGTAATGAGTATTTTAGAGTCAGAGTTCACCAAAATATATGCTAATTCCTCCTCTTTGAGATAAGAATTTATACAGGTATAAATTAATCCTGAGCGCTCACCTGCAGAGTTTGACTCAAGATACCTATTGTTATTTTCCAT